TGGACTAGACGTTTATTTACAAGGGCATCGTATAGATCTCCGCAGGCCTGATAGGCAGTCTGCCCGGATATATCCTGCATCGCTACGCCGCTCATCTCAAGGCGTTTAGCTATTGAGGCCGTAGTGTACTTGTCGTAACAAACGGTTCGAGGGTAGTAAATATTTGTCCAGTGCTTAATGCGCTGAGCTATAAACAGGTCATCTACTGCCACGTCGTTATGAAATACCTCGAGGACTGCAACTCCTATACGGCCGTCCGGCATTACTTGGCCCATTACTAAACTCGCATCGCGGCGACTCGGGCTCACGTCAAAACCAAAGATAGTAAGAGGGCCCGGGTTAAGTTGTAGCGTTTTATCGCCAGCCTCCTCAACGCTCATATAAGGCCACGGGCTTGCAAGGCTGCTAACCCACGTGCACAATAATTCCGTGCGAGTTGTCTCTATAGATGAGGTGGCCACTGCCTCGGCTAAAGCCTCTAACGTGACCGTATAACCGAGTGCCGGGTTTGCTTGAGCCCACGCTTTAGGATCCGTAATTTTTGCAAAAGGCTCAGCTGAGTATTCGTAAAAACCAAAACTCTCAGGAGGAAAACTCAAAGCTCTTTCGCGTAAGTCATTAAGCACGGTACTAAAAGCATCACCGGCGTTAGAGGTAAGTAGCGTTTGAGAATTAGGCCGTGCACGTGTAACCGGCATAGCTGCGCGATAGCCCTCCTCCGAGATTTCGCGGACCTCATCGACGTATAGGAGGTCGGCGGTGCGCCCGCGGCTACCATCGCGAGTAGCTGCTACAACATCAAGGCGAGCGCCGTTACGTAGCTCAATACTTTCAGTACCGTTTGCAAACCGTATCTGTTTAGTCTGTTTGCTCAATTCATCTGAGGCCTCAATAGCGTAAGCGACCTGCCTAAAGGTATCTAAAGCCATAGATCTATTGGAGCTCATAATAATTACATTTTTAGAGCCAAACAAAAACAGGTGACTTAGCATCAACATACGCGCAAGATGAGTCTTGCCCTGTTGTCTTGCACATAAAACGAGATTTCGCTTGCGTATCCACATATTGTTTTCATCTACGGTGCACATATCCGTAAGCACAAACTCTTGCCACGGCAATAGCGGTAACTCAAGAGAGTTAGCTAAATCTTTTATCTCATTTACTCGAGATGAACCTTTGAGATAAGGCGTGTGTAATCGAGGCTCAGTAGCCCCCATAAGCGGCGTTTTTGTTTTGGTCATATCCCTATCAACTCTGTTTAGTTTGGCCCACACACGGACCGGCAGGGACCGTACTTGACTGTCTCGGGGAGATTTTGCTCCTAGAGGCAGGGGGGGTAGAAATGGACGCTAAAAAAACAGCCTGTGAGCGTGGACCCTTACGGTTATTGCATCTAGCACAGCTACTAACGAGGTTGTCCAGCGATAGCGGGTCGCCACCATCACGCAAACTAACAACGTGATCTACTTGCGTAGCATCTGCACCACAATAGACACAAACGTAGTTATCTCTAGCTAGTACTACTAAGCGTTGTTGTTTGTATGCTCGTGATACTCGAGGGTCTCTCGTACCTCTTACCATCAGTAATGCCCTCTCTTATTATGAGTGCGTAAGGCTAAGCACACATCGCCTTTATATCTATGATCTAAATACTTGACTCCTAATATAATTTGACGATAAGGGTTTGTCTCAGTCATCTTTAACAGCTGAGGTATCCCAAACGCACTACTCTTTTTATTCTTAGCTGTTGGTCTCCAATTACTTTCCTTAGTCCACAGCTTATCTAAACATCTCATTTGCTTACTATCGTTAATTATTAAAGCTGCAAACGCTTTATATTCATAGTGTTTTATACTGTCTTTATCTATTGCTAGGGCTGTATTTATTGCTATTAACGAGTTAATACATAGCACTCCCACTAGCACCAAACATCGCCTGCGAGCTATCCGCCCTAGCGGCTCGCCTGCGAGTATGGAGCGTACACCCATAGTCAAATACCGTTTCATAGGTTGTTCACCGTTTCCTCGTTATCTATCAGCTGTACGCCCAAAACCCCACACCCGAGGCACTCAACTACAAGTACCCCGGGCGGTAGGTTGCCAAACTCGGTTATATTTTTGTGATCTTGTACGGACTTACAAACCCTGCAACTAAAGCGCATTGTCGCCATACTCGGACCTCTTTAGGTATTTCATCTCAAACAGGTTAGCTTGAGGTACCCAGTAGTTGTTATCCCACGCCACCCGATACCTCGGCTGCATAGCCATAGCTACAGGCATCCAGCCCACAAGGTAATACACCGGTGACTTGCCAATTACGAGTATTGCTATGTCTCGCATACGCTCGGCAGGTCTAGGCCTATCCTGAATTATTAAATGACCGTTTGCGTGGTGTGTGTGTTTAACCTCGATATTTCCACCCACATCTGCGCCATCGTGAAAATCGTCAAAGCGTGGCACGTATGAATAATCGTTAAAGTGAATAGCTACAGCTATCTGAGCTCCCATAGCCTCAGCCTTTTCCGTTACCATTTCGTGATAATTAAGAGCCCGGTTATATTGTCCCCGCTGAGTTGTAGGATGCGAGTTTTTTACCTGCATCCACTTAAAACCTACATCGTGGGCTAACTGCTCTTGTTCGTGGTCAAGTACTACGCGATCTAACCCCGGCACAATTCGCATAGCCATATAACCGCCTCACCACCTACTACGGTGATAGTTAGGCCCCCTTGTTTGGACCTGTAGTCCCCGCAATTATCGCACTTATCCACAATTTCGCGGGTAATGCTGCCGTCTCTGTGGATGGTCGTAGCTACGCCGTCCTTAATCATCTGCATTTCGCCCATTACATCCACACTGCCTTACATTGGTCAGTCTTTACTTTGCTAGGGCAGGTCCAGCCTTTATAGGCATTTCCCGTTTTGGAGCTGCGACCTTCCTTAAAAATCATACGTCCGTGGTTACAAATAGGAGATGACTCTATAACCTCTGCTCCGAGTTGGTCCGCGACGGTCTCAACCGTTGCAGCTAGTGGTACCGCAGTGCCCTCGGGCTCCTTACCGATACTCCAATAGTCCGGTGTGCTTACAGGCTGCTCCACTCTTTCCATATCCTGAGCGGTGCTACGTGCCTTGTGCTCGAGGCTCGGGGTCAATAGCCCTATGCACCTACCGTAAGCGCTTGTGATCGTGTCCTCTACAAAAAACTTTTTCATATGAGCCGGATAAGTAGCCACGTTGCCATAGGCATAGTCCACGGCACTAGGCACCGCATCCTCATACTCCCTATACGCCTCAGCTTTAATAAATATCCATCCCTCTTTGAGGTTTGCATCCTCTACAAAAGCGATTAAACGGCCACTCGGAAACTCGGACCTGAAACGTTTAATACGGCTGTTTACATCCTCGTAGTTATCTAGGAAACTCATTGTGATACTCCAAACTTGAGTAGAGGCGACTCAGCTTTAATAGCCTGCTCCACCTGCTCGGATAAAGGAAAAACGGTGCCATCCGGCCAATTACTTACGATTTCTCGGCACTCACCGCAGTAGCTCCGCACGGTGCCTTTAGCTTTAATCGTTACGCTTGTAATTGTTACTACAGCTTGACGGCGGGCCTTTTCGTGCCACTCCCATACGCCTTTAATGTGACGGCCGCCCCAGCGGTCCTTGCAGTAATCACAAAATACGCCTGCCTTTGAGGTGCTAATCATTGTTGCACCGACTTAGCGCCACGGCGATAGCCGAGTTGTGTGCCGATTTTCTTGCCCTCGTTAAAACCTTTTGCGTAGAAAATCACCGCGGTAATCGAGGCTACGATAAACATATAAATTAACACTTGTATCTCTAAAACTGTACTCATTGTATTACGCCCTTTGTTAAGGCCGATACGATCTAAACCCTGAGAGCTTAGCCCGGCTCGGCAGTTAGTGGTACACCATAAGGGTAAAGGCACATACCGACAAGATGCGACTAAGACACGCTAGGAGGTTGGTCCTCTTTTTTAGGTTTGGACTTAAGCCCGTTACTAGCTAGTACACCACCGAGGGAGCCGGTGAGAAATACGGTTAAAGTTGTAAGTAAGTCAATAAACGCCCGGTCGTTAGGAGCTTGAGCACTAACCGGCTGAGTTACAAAGATAAGCGCGTAGAGCATCCCAAAAACTGATATACCAAAAACAAGGGCTAAGGTCACGCCAATAAATACAATGAGGCGGGCGTGTAGATCCTCAGGGCTTAAACGGCTCATAGATTTCCTCGGGTATGAGGTCTTTGGTACACGTACCCACAACTTCGCACCGTGGAGGCTGGCAGTCCGGGTTACTCCAGTTTTCGTATTCTTGGCACTCATACCTCACCCATCCTTGATAACCGCACCCCGATAGGAGCAACATCCCCAGTATCGCCCCTATCAGGGCTTTCATTAGTTGGACCCTATGCCGTATTGCTTTTCGCTAGGTGCTAGAGCTTTTAGGAGTGGACCTACTAAACCTGCGATAAACGCGTTAGCTAGTGTCTTAGGGTCTGTGATGCCTGAGAGATAAAGGGCTCCCACGCAACTAACCGCAGCTCTTAAATATGAGAGTCCTGCAGCTTTGAGTTGTTCTTTCATTGACTTACTCATTTCTGCCCTTAATTGACTTGGTATAACACCGATACGCTCGTAGTGCCTGAGCTAACTACGCCGTATAGGCCCTCGTGGTCGCCCACGGGGATAGTTAATTTATCCTTATGATCTACAAGGTAGCCGTTACTTGTCGTTACGTCTGAGCCACCTATAAACAAAGCGCTATTAGTAGCGTGTAGTAAAGCTGTTTGGTCTGCAATATCGGCCGGCACAATAACGGTAGGCGTTGTCGTAATAGTTACTTGTCTGCTCGTAGGCATTATTTAAGTCCTAACTTTGTAATTAACTCCGCAGCTTTAGCCTGGGTTACTGCTACCTCAAAGTGCATTTCATCCTTGCGCTTTACATAATCGCCGCCCCACTTAAGGCCGTATTTTTTAGCGAGCGCACGGATCATAGGCACCTTCTCCGGTGGAAAAGTCCCGATTTTGCCTAGAGGGTGTTTAGTTGCGTTAAGGTCTATAGCTGTGCCGGAGGAGTGGCAACTAAGTTTGTCCTCGCTACCGCGTACCATCCGATAGGCATAACTCCAGTCGTCAAAGGTACCGCCCTCGACCGGCTCGATTAGAGTATTAAACTCGGCAGTAAAGGCTGCAAGTAATGGACCGCAGCCCTCAGCGCAGCGCAGTTTAAGGTTTGTGCCCTCTACCTTGTAGCTAGTTATGCGGATTTCGTCCGGGTCCTTTGAGGCAGGCCATCCGTTGTAGCTAGTCTGACTCATCCGAGTATCACCTTTAACTCATCGGCAGTTAAACCTAGTTTGTTTAACAAAGCAGCTTTATCTGCGTTTAATTGTGCAACACGGTTAGCCTCGGCTAAATTATCTGCCTCTAAATTGGCAATAAAAGTTTGAGCCTCTTGGCCTTTGAGTTCTATTACGTTATCGTCGATACCGATTAAAATAGGTTCCATTATGCAGTCCTCATCCCGTAAACGCGTACTTTTCCTGTGATAGTTCCCGTAGATGGAAATATCGTAAAGCCTGTGTACTGCGTGCTAGTTGTTGTACTCATACCTTGCACTCCATCATAAACAACAGTGCCACCCGAGCTTAGGTAAATATATCGGCCTGTGCTATTAGTTAGTGAGGATAAATTAGGCGAGGCTAATACAAAATTAACGTGTGACTGATAGGTACCATTATTAAAAGTTAAACGCTGATAGCCTGCCGAGCCACTTGCGTAGTTTAGACTGCCGCCGTCTGATCCCCATAAAAAAGAGTGATCGTAGTAGGTACCACTGCCTGAGTCATCGGATGTAGTTCTTAAACGTAATCTTAAATCTTGAGCTGTAGATCCTGTAAAATCTATTGTTACAAAATAATCATCGTATGTAGAATTAAAAACGGATGTAATACTTTGACTAGATACCGCACTAAAAGAGGTAGTACTAATTAAAGTACCTCCAACAAGGTTTACGGTCCCGTTAGTATCGTTTACGTCTGATGCACTATAAACGTCTCCGTTTGCATAGGTCGTTTTAAGCGGAAATCCAACAGCCATTAGTACACTCTCCTTAGGATAATAATTTTAGTAGTTAGCATCTATTAAAGCCTCCTCGGTAGTAAGTGTCGTATCCCAACTATTAGCCGTAATATCGTGAGCTATGCCCTGGCACTGCAGGGTTTGAGTTATGACCGTGCCGGACTGTCCATAATTCGTAATCTCCATAGTGTCGAAATAATCAAGATCTAGGGCGGCCTCTACGCCAGTGGTATAACCGAGGGTTACAAGATCGAGGGTTATCTGACTAATTG